CCAAAGTTGATAGCTACGTTATTAGACGCAGAGTCCCAGGCTTCAGTTGTAGTCCACTCGCACTTCTCAACAACCACATTATCGGGAAGATAATTGTGATAATCAAGAACATACAAGCTTGTTGCGGCAGTGCCGAGTTTTAGATCGTTCCAGTCAACATCATACTCGAGGGTATGAACGTTACCATTCATAGTCGAGAATGAGCCACCAGCACCAGTGCGCTCTTCCGCAGAGGGATAGAACACCATGAGACCGTCAGCGTTGACATACGGAGGATATAGATTGACGTTTGTATTACTAACCATGTCTTATCTCCTTATGCGTAGACCTGATCAGTATCGGACAGGACAACCACAAGGCTCTCCGGGCGGTACAGATCAAAACCATAACGGCAGGTCGTAACATACTCGTCACGCTGATAATCCTTATTGTACTCGTAGTCGACCTTAGGGGTCTGACGAACGAGGCCAACAAAGGGTAGTACATCCGAAGCAGCCGAGAAGAAAAGGTTATACACGGGAACCGAAGAGACTACACTGTCAATGGTTTCCGAAGCTGTACCCTTCTTAAGACGCAGCGACGTATAAACGTCAAAGCCCTCGATGTTGCGGATGAACTTCATACCAGACGTAAGACCTGTCGTAACGACGCCTTCCCACATGGGGTTATTGGAGAAGTTAATCAGGTTAGGCTGGGTAGCCAGAGTATACTCAACCGTGGGGTCGACAAGAGCTACGAGGTTCATGAGAGGAACGTTAGCCTTCTGAAGGGCAAAACGAGCCTTAGCAAAATCCTCGATAACCATCGTCTCGTTCGTGCCAGAAGCAACAAAGCGATGATTACCACCGTTGATCGTGTTAAGATTGGAAGCGGTCTGGTTATCCGGACCGACTGCCATAATGTCATTCTCCATCACCGAAGCGAGCGCGCGGGCCTGCTTAGGAACGAAGGAAGAAATGACTTGGTTCATGTAATACGAATCCTGCTTAAACTTCTCATAAATATAAGTTGCAGAGGATTTGTACTTATTGATGGTAAACTGGAAGTTACCAGTATCCATAGACGTATACTGTACTGCGTTACCTTCTTGGTAATCCAAAGCTTCCATCTGACCAATAGACGGAATATTCAATGTCCTATATGTTAACTCATGGTTTCCCATGAGAGCAGACTATATCATCACCCTAAGGCGCTTCACGTGTAGTCGTTGAGGAGCGGATTTCGGAATAGTACTTCCAGTCTTTTTCATCATATGGAGTTGATCCTTTACTAGGAATCCTCTTCATCTTCTGAATTCTCTGTGTGACATATGAAAGCAAGATTTCACCTTTAGCTTTCTTTTCACCAACGAGATATGGATTAACGGCAGTCAGAAACTTTCTGATATACTCCATATTTCGTGTAGTTATACGCCACTGAACTTTGTACCCTTTAACTTTAGGTTGATACTCATGTACTACAAACTTGCAGTCGAGTTCTTCCAGTAAGGCTCTTGCCTTATTTATAATATGTATGTCGGTATTAACGACAACACAAGTAGGACAAAGTTTAGTACTACCGTTTTTCTCTTGATGACTAAACATTGTTATGGTGCCTTCTCCATCCCAAAGCCCGGCCAACCATGCGAGATCAGTATCTTGCATTCGAGTAATCCTTTCCTGCGGATTGCCCTCCCTCAGTGGGGTCTTTACCTTCTAGATTTTTACAGTGTGTACTAGAAGTTTTAGGGGTTTCCCGCAAATAGTGAAGTTATATGCGACAATTGTACTTATCGCCATCAGGGAAATCAGTAATCATACGTACATACTTCATACCCATAAGCTCATCAAGGAGAACGTCTTTGATCTCATTCGACCAAAGGTTAGCCCTGATCAGCTCAGTCTGGGTTGCGGTGTTAAAACCGGCCATGTGCGTGATCTCCTAATTATCTGTAGAAATCTTCGCCCATTTGTGCAGCCAATGTCTCACGTTCACGACAAGCCTCTACAGAACGGTAAAGACCTGGATTCTCTCGGCGCAACTTCTGCCAATAACGATAGTTCTTGACATTAGATGTAACGTTGGAGAGTCCTGTTACCTGTGACCTAGGAGGAGCAGAAGCATTAGGATCACCCTTTGGCTGGTCTAGGACCAACCTGAGGAAAGCCTTAGGATGCGTGCTCTTCATAGTTTCAAGGAAGTCAGGAGATACTCCAAGTTCGGCAGCCTTTTGGGATACCTTTACAGAGTGTCCAGAGCCCCATACTTTAGAAAGCTCATTGTTAGCGTAAGAGATATTGTCAGCTTTTTGGGAGCGAAGCTTCTCTTGCTCTAGTGTTTGCCGAACGAGCTGTTCGACAGTTTGATGCGGTACGGATGGCTCGTTGTCTTCGTCCATGGATTGGTTACCCAGATTACTGACTGCGGCTTTCTGCGATTCGATCTTCGCAAGAATTTGTTCAAGTGTACTGCGTGTTGCAAGCTCCTGGCGTAGGTCGCGGTTCTCGGCCTCAATTTGAGGGATATGTTTATTGTCCGATTCCCACTTGCCACGGGCAAGAGCTTCTACGTCAAGTTGGCCTTCAGAAGTACGAAACTTCTTGGAGGCTTCCCCAACGTAGTCTACCTGAGGCTCGTCGTCCAAGCCTAGGTCTGTCATTTCTTTGAATGACGTTGGATTATTATCATCTGTCATGAATTCTCCGATGTAGTGGTACGTGTATCCACAAAACTTAGCAAAGCTAAGAGATATTTATAAGCCTCTTTATTTCCATTTAGGTGGGCTTGCTTGTAGGCCCAGCTTCCCGTATCATAGTTGTCTTGGCTGACCTCAGTCCTGTCAAGAGCACTCATTTTACGGTTAATTAGTGTTACAAGGTGTTTCCAGGTACGATCACGACCCGAATTCAAAATAGCTTGTTCAAATTTAGTCTTGTCTTCTTCAGAAGTGGCTCCGACAAACCAATCTGTCAGTAATCTGTCTTCACTCATTGACACACTCCTTCGTCGTTACAGCGCACCTTCTGCAGGCGGTTCGGGGCTATTCTCAGCACCAGCTGTGTAGTCATCCGGGGTGATGCCTGCCGGCTGCGCCGTCTGTGCTGCAGTCTGCTCTTGATTGATATTCGAAAGCATCTGCGCATCCTTTTGTTCGTGTATGCGAATATACGGCTGTACAATCTGGTACTTCTCAATCTCTAGGAGCTCTTCCCACAGCGCAGCTTCCTTAACGGTGGAGAAGTGCATAAGTAGTGCGGGATCGGAACCTGCAGTAGACTGTCTGAAGTTTGAAAGGTCTTGTACAAGCTGCGCAGTTTCAGCAAAATGACGAGCAGCGACGGGCTTAAGTCGTCCGTATCCAGTGATATCATCCTGTGTTAAACTTTGGAAGACGTTAATCTTATAGTCGTTATCAAAGACGCGGATTACCTGGTCAGTCATATTACGACGAGCAAGCTCCAGCATGGCGTTAAGCCAGTTCTCAGGACCACGACGCTCAAACTGCCCTGTCTTGTTCTGGAAGATGCGGGCCGCAGCATTCTCGAGGCGTTGTACCTCATACTTAGTCTTCTCACCAGGAGTACGGAAGCCCATGGCTTCTTTTGGCGATCCAGCCATCTCTTCCATCTTTGCTTCGAGGATAGCGATTTGAGTATCTGCCTGGAGAGCATTGACATCAGGTGACATAAGCTTTACATCTCCCTCGTCAGAGGTGTATATACGTTCCATGGGAGCCCAGGTGAAATCATCAACATAACCCTTCACCATAAGAGGTGGGTAAGCGATCAAGTCAAAAACGTCAGCTTTCATGTTCTCAAGATGGTCAATGCGGTACTGCATACCAACAAGATTGTCTAGAGGTCCCATGGCCCAAAGGTTGTCAGGCCGTATTCTCCAACCAACGTGGAAAACGGGGGCAGTGCCAAAGTCTGATGGATGAACGTTATCCGAGATAACTTTGTGGCGGTCGACAATCTTGATGACCCTGTTCCTGCGGAATTCTTCTGATTCATCATCGTAGATATCACCATAAAAGGTAAGCACTTCGACGTAGTTAGACTCAAGATAGTTCCTATAGCTAGTGAATCCAGAAATGTTATATATTTCATCCTTGACACTGAGGTCTCCTACATACTGGGTAACCGTTTGACGAATACCGCGTATGTAGTCCCACATCTTTTGAGCATCTTCTTTTTCATTAGCATCCGTAGATAGACGTTCTAGCATCTCCTTGATTTCACCAAGAGAGACAATGGAACGTATGATCTTCGGAGACTCTCCAAACGAAGGTGCCGTAGGGTTAAATACGATGTCCAGAGGATTGATCCTCCGGAGCTGGGGGCCTACATAGCCACTCTGTATTTTACCACCCGAGTCTTCCGACTCTTCTACTTGTACTCTGCGATCTGACCACTCGACAGTAGCAAAGCAATTACCATAGTCGATGTAGTCTAGGACGACCTTCTCTACTTCGTCGTAGTACTCATTACGATCAGTAACCCAGTTAATGTAGTTCTCAATAGCGTCCTTCTTATCCTTTTCATTATCCTCTTCAGTATCGCTTATCCACTTGATGTTACGACGCTTGGGGAACATTGTAGCCATGTAGTTTGAGAATAGATTATCTCTAATCTGACAGAGCTTAGGAATAGTGGTCTTGTTAGACCAGGGAAGAGATGAGTTAGTTGTTTTAGTAGTGTCCGTTGCAAAGACGTATTTCTGGACCTCCTGCCACTCAGCAACCTTCTGCTGACGGAAAGATTCCCAGGTCTGATACTTCTCACAGATGCCTCTGGCCAGCTGATCTGGTGTTATTACGTCTAATAGGTCTAGAACCTTACCGGCCATTAGCACAAGTCCATTCTTTAATGAAATATCCATCAGGGAATCCTGAGGAAACTTTAGCAGCCTCTATATGACCCATCTTTTCACAGTACGCCTGAGTATTGTAGATTTTATAGGTCCTAATTTCACAGATACCGGTGTGAGAGGCTTGACAGAGAAGTAGTATTAGAGTTACCATCGAGCTTCCCTCTGTTCGCGTAAGAACGCTGTTCGCGTAAGAACGCCTTAGTTAATGCCCCCGAATCGGAGATTATAGTTGATATCCTGTTTGTCAGTTATGCGTACTCTAGATGAGGGGGCTACGCAGATATCAAGACAGGAAGCGAGGCAATCTTTAATATCATCATGAGGAGGCTTTGCCATAAGAAGCTCTTCTTCTAAGAATTCGCAGTTGCCGCCTTCGTAGTGCCAGATTTGGCTGTTAGAGTACTTAGGCTGTAGGCTTACTGCTATACGCTCTTCTTTAGCGCCTTCTTTGATAGTTGGTCTATGTTCTTCAATCGCCATGTTGATACCATGGATTTTGATATAGTTCTCTTTGAGGTCTTTAACAATAACCTCTTGAGCAGCGGTTACCTCAGCTCTGAGCTTACGGAATCCCCAGCGATTGTAGACAGACATGATGTGCCTGAAGTACTCTGAGATGAGCTGTGTCTTAAACCGATCAATGTCTAGGACGTAGTAGTTATTACGTGAATCCATGCCCACAATAACGATACAGGTGTAATCGGCTTTACGGGCGAGGGAGTAGGCGAAATCCATAGCGGCGAAAATGTTGAGCTTAGCGCCCTTAAGATACCAGGTTCCCGAGGTATCCCTATCGAGTAGCTTACGGTTATAGTACTGAAACATCTCTCTGGAGATACCAGAGCCCCCGCCTTCATTGGGGTTGTTATAGTACTGTGCAAAGAAGCGGATAGTGTCGTAGTACTGTGCTTTCTTCTCTGCTAGAATCTTAGCATCAAAGCCGTAGGACTTACCCTTGGCATTCTGCATACGTGGCCAGAGGAACTCTCCAAAACCATCGCCACGATCCTCTACTTGCTCTTCAAATATCTCGTAAAGGTGATAAGACTTCTCTGTACCGTCGTCTTCAAAGAGCTTAACAATCTGCTCTTTCATATCTTTGTAAAGGTCTTTAGGGTGGTACCTAGTACCTACTGCCCAGACTTTAGCTTCAGCGCCCGCGATACTCGCGAGGTAGCTCGCTTGAGATCGGACCTTATCGCGTCCATCTTCTGTGTATGTGTTATCATCAACGACGACATCGTCGAGGACTGCGATATCACAGTGTAGACCTGTAATGTTAGTTGTGAGACCAGCAGTAAAAATAGAAGGCTCACGAATAAACTCTGTCTTCCGGAGAGGATGATCGACTGAGATTTCAGTTTCGGTCCACTTTTCTCTTTTGGATTCATCTGGTACAACCATCTCCGGCCAGTAGAAGCGATATCGATCAGAGGTGAGGATATCTTTAATAAACTTAAGCTGCTTTACAGCTAGGTTTGACGTACTTGAGATGTATAGGATACGAAGAGCTGGATTACGTGTGAGTTCCCAGACAACTCGGTAGGCAACCATTGCAGACTTCTGGTGGTCACGAGGTAGTAAGACTAGCTGATGTGATTTAGCATCTTGTTTAGTCCACCATCTAATCAGCCTGCGGTGGACATTACCGAGCATCCGGTCAGGATGTACTAGGGCTATGAAGGCTTCTAGGTCGGATTCAGCCTTCTCGCGTATAAGTTCCCTTTTGGAAGCTGCCACGTCGAACGACTACTTAGGAGTCGAAGCATCTCGCTTCGAGAAAGAGTGAAGCTCGGGAGTCATTAGGCGTAGACTACGGTGAGGTCGTCTGCACCTGAGGTAACGATCTTAAGTCCAGTAGTGAACTTAACATTGAAGTCTAGAGGATAGGGTTTTACATCAGAAGTATTAGTGATAATACCAATCACTACAGTAGTTCCTGAACTAATCTCATCATAGATAGTGATAGTGGACGAAGCTACAGGTTTATTAAGGACAACTGCTTTGAGCACGCCATTGCCGATCTTAACCTGGGTCGTAGCAGCTCCAGCAATATGTTTGCCGATATAGGCGACAGAGCGCATGCTCATGCTAATTCAACTCCTTCAGGGTTGCTAGTCTATTAAAATCTTCTAAGATACGGTCTTCGGTGAGGGCGATACGTTCCGCTTCAGTAGCTATCTCTGCTTTGGACGGTCGGCCTCTTGGTGAGCCTTGCTTAGGTTCCCAGCCTTTTTCTATAAGGTACTTAGCTGAGATTAGTTGAGTCTTGGATGTAGAGTCTTCTGCATCTACGACTAGTTTAGAAAGATACCGGGCCTTAAGCTTGAGTTCAAGTTCATTGCGCCACCGTATTAGATGAGGCTTGAACCAGGTGCACTTACACAGCATTTCCCAGTGTTCATAGCCCTCGAGGTAGGCAACAGCAAACTCGTATTCAGTCTGGTCTTCCTTTTCCATGTATAGACGATATAGGCTAGGATAACCTTGGTGATCCTGGTCCTTCAGGGTATACACGACCGAGCTTTTGTTTACGAGGGTTGTCTCGTAGAACAGGCCCTTTAGGTATCTTGCTCCCGTTGTCGGAGAGCGGAAGGGATTATTCATATATTGTAGTACGTTCTTTAACATTCGTCACCTTGAGTTCCCACAGAAGAAAGCTTCCTATTCCCCTATTACCGTAATATTACTACTATTATTGATTTGTGTCAACTATTAATTCTTAAGGACGCTTAAGAACGCTTGAACTAGTACTACTAGTACTACTAGTACTACTAGTATACTACTAGGAGTACTACTAGTAGTGCCTAGTAGATATCCTTAGGTATCCTTAGGTGATCAAGGATATAGAAGGGAATCTAAGGTGACTACTTAAGGTATCTTTAGGTATCTTTAGGTATACTCCGCTCTAAATATTTTATATATATATTTTCACTATTTATATTTAGTAAACTTGAAGAGGTGATTCTCCTGACCCGACCCGCCCCCTACCCCCTATGATGCATATACACCGGGGGGGCATGTTGTATACACATACTACCCCGAGTTGTATATAGTGGTAATGCGCGACGACCGGGACAATGTGTCCTTAATCCTTTGTACTACATACACTAGTTGTTCCTTACACACTACAGCGGATCACCCCGCGGAGGGCGCCGCCGTAGTACATACAACATCACATACTACCATCCAAGTAATCAGTAGAATATAATACTACTAACCAAGTAGTTCTTAGTATATTATTCCCTTCAGCAAGTATAGTTTAGGATGGACATCTACCCTCAGCCATGCTCTAATCCCTCCTACCGCAGAACGACCACTTGGGAGTGGTCAACGACAACTGTCCTTGAGGAGAAGAAACATGAAACGCTTGATGCTCTACCGCTACCAGGTGCGGGGTTTGAGTGATCTGGTCCGCTTCAGATGCTTTCGCGTGGGGGGCCTGCGGTTCGTGCGCATCGGCAACCTCCATTTTAGCTTTTGTATAGCTCGGAATGACAACTACTGGTTGAAGCGTTTGGAGAGCGACCAATGACCCAGTATATTGTCCCGCCACCTATACATAGGTGTGGCCTCGATGCCCTGTTTGCATCGGAGCTGGAGCGGCGCCATGGCTGTAAGGTGCAGCGTTCATGCACCGTATCGACGTACGCTCATGGGGTA